GCCACCGCGAGCACCGGGCTCCGCGTGCCGGTCTGCTTCATTATCCAGTAAATTGTATAAATCCCGCCGCCTGAGTGCGGCGGCATAAGGAGGAGAAACCAAATGCCAGAAGAAAAAAAGACAGAAACGCAGGCGGGCTCGCCGGTTGTCTCATTCCAGACGCGGCGGGACAAACCGATCGAGGTAATGAGCCTGCAGGAGAAATTCATCGAGCTGCGCCGTCAAATCCCTCGAATTGAAAAGGAACAACACAGCGAGGAGGTTCCCTATAAATTCGCAAAGATTGACGACGTATGGCGCGCTATTACTCCGACCATGAATGAGCTCGGCGTCAACTTCGACGTGATCCGAGAAGAAAACGCCCAAATTAAAACCATGAACATGCAGCACGGCGGCCTCATGTTTTTGTATGAGTCCGATCTGACAATTCAATGGACTAATGCAGACAACGAGGACGACGTTGACGAGGCTCAGACTCATGCGATCGCATGGAATGACGATCCGGCAAAAGCCAAAGGCAGCGCGTGGACCTATGCAATAAAATACTACCTTTTCGAGAAATTCAGCATTGACATGGGCGAAGTCGATCCAGACATGCGCGGAAAACCAAAAGCAAGCCCTCAAACAGCCTCACAGCCGCTCCAAAATAATGCAGGCGACCAACAGAGAGGCAACAATCAAAAATCGGCTCAGAACGGCCAAAACGGAGGCGAGAAACACCCGACAAGTGCTCAGCTCAACCGCTTATATAGAAAAGCCGAGGACGCCGGCCTCAGTAAAGACCAGACAGACGGCCGGATCAATTACTTATACCACAAGACGCCGGAAGCTCTCACAATGTCAGAATATGACGACGCCTGCAAGCGTATGGACGCAACGGCGAAGGAACTCAGAAACGGAGGAAATAAACAATGAACAAAGTCATTTTAATGGGCCGACTCACCCGCGATCCCGAGGTGCGATACTCTCAGGGTGCCGAGTCTATGGCAATAGCACGCTACACGCTGGCCGTAGATCGTAGAATACGCAGAGAAAACGAACAAAGCGCGGATTTTATTTCTTGCGTAGCTTTTGGCCGACAAGCCGAACATGCTGAAAAATATTTCAGACAAGGCACAAAGCTGGTAGTCACCGGCAGGATCCAGACTGGAAGCTATACAGACAGAGAAGGCCGCAAGGTTTACACCACCGATGTTGTTATCGAGGATCAGGAATTTGCAGAAAGCAAAAACAGCCAGAACCAGAACAACAGAAGCCAGCAGGCACCTCCTGAGAGCTCGGCCGGTGACGGTTTTATGAATATTCCCGACGGAATAGACGAGGAGCTGCCGTTTAATTAGTCCTTCTGCTGCTTCTTGCGACCGGTGGACGACCGCCGGACGACCGACAAACGACCAAAACCAAAAACAAACCCAAGACAAAGGACGACCAAAAAAGGAAGGAGGAAAACGCCGTGGCGTGGTTGAAAATTTACCAATCAATCAGAGAACATAGAAAAATTTTAGACGCTGCCGACGCGCTCGAAATAGAACCGCCTCACATGATCGGGCTCCTGACTTCGTTCTGGCTCTGGGCTCTCGACAATGCTCCAGACGGCAACGTCTCAGAAATTAGCGCCCGAAATATCGCTCGAGCAGCGCAATGGAAAGGCGACGCCGACGAGCTGCTGCAGGCCTTAATTTCTGCGGGTTTGCTGGACCACGACGAGCACGATCCTGACGTACTCCTGATCCATGATTGGGAGGAATATGCAGGCAGTTTGATCGAGGGCCGCGAAAAAGAAAGAGAACGCTCTCGACAACGCCGAGCTGCTTCAAAAGCAGCTGCAAAAGCGACCGCAGGACAACCGCCGGACGACCAACAAACGACCGCCGGCAGAGTAGATAAGAGTAGAGTAGATAAGAGTAGAGATAATAAAGATCCTTTAAGTGCTCCTCCAGAGCACGAGGCACCAGCGGCCAGCTCAAAAGACAAAGCAGATCCGACTCCATACGTCAAAATTATGGAGTTATACAATGCAATCTGCCAGAGCTTCCCGAAGATCCAGAAAATCGACGGAGCCAGACGCAAGGCCGTGGCTGCACGTTTTAAAACATACCCAGACCTTCAGACTTTCGAGACATTATTCAGAAAAACGGAGGCGAGCGACTTCATGCGAGGAGAAAACGATCGCAACTGGACGGCTGACTTTGACTGGATAATGAAACCGACAAACATGTGCAAGGTGCTGGAGGGCAAATATGACAACAAAGGAGGCCCGGACAATGCAAACGAACCAGACAACAACGGATCCCGCTACAAGCTCACCGGCTTCACAAACGCAACTTGACGACTGGCTATATAGCAATGAGTCAAGAAACTGGCCGGAACCACCGCCGGAGCCGGTGCCTTGCCCTTATTGTGGAAAGCTAAGGTACCACAGAGGCAAGGAACTCAGCAACATGGGCCGCATTTTCTGGATCCCGGCTGCTATCCCGTGCGAATGTCCGGGAGCTATCGAGGCAGCGGCCAGAGAAAAAGAGGAACAAAAACTCGAGGCACAGCGCAAAGCTGAGGAGGAAACCCGCCAAAAGATCGCAAGACTCAAATGCGACTCAGGAATGAGGGGCCGCTTTTTGGAGCGTACCTTCGAGAACTTCCAGACGCCTGACAAGAAAACGGCCAGAGCAAAGGAAGCGGCCGAGCGATACGCTCAGAGCTTCGACAATATGGACCAGAAGAAAAACGGGCTTTTTATTCTGGGCGACATAGGTGTAGGAAAGACTCACCTCGCTGCTGCTATTGCTAACAAATTGATCCAGAACGGCCGGCCAGTTATTTGCATGACAATGATCGACATGCTGGCCCGGATCAAGGCTACATACGACAAGCGAGAAATATCTGAGGGCGAAATCCTGCGAATATATGAGACGGTACCGCTCCTTGTTATTGACGACATGGGAAAAGAGCCCCCGACCGAGTGGGGCGTCTCTAAGATTTACGCGATCATAAATTCGCGATATGAGGGCTACAAGCCAACAATCGTAACAAGTAACTACACAGACACAGAACTTGAGAAACGGCTCACGCCACCCGGAGGAGACGACACAACCGCCCGGGCAACCGTGGACCGGCTGCGAGAAATGTGCGAGGCACTCGTCATGGAGGGCCAGAGCTGGCGCAGCAGATAAGGAGGCAAACATTGAGCAACGAGGAGCTAAATAAAATAGCCTCGTGCTCGTTTGGAAAGGACAGCCTCGCCGCTATTATTGTTTCCGAAGAACACGGCATACACGTCGATGAAGCTATATACTGCCGACTTATGTTTAATGACAGAATATCGGCAGAATTGCCGGAACATGAGTATTTTATACATGAAACAGCTATCCCGCTATTAGAAAAGCGTTACGGAATTAAAACCACTATTTTGCAGGCAGACGTCAGTTATTGCGACATGTTTTTTAAAACCTATGAAAAAGGTGCAAAAATCGGCAAAATATACGGTTTTCCAATGCGTTGTGGCGCATGGTGTAACAGCAGGTTGAAAATGGCACCGATCAGAGCGTGGCAAGCAAAAGCTGGTAATTATACGGCAATAGTTGGCATTGCTGCCGACGAGCCGAAGCGGATCCACCGCAAAACGGAAAACAATAATATACTGCCGCTGGTGCAATATGGAATAACAGAGGCCGAGGCCTTTGCTATTTGCAAGCGGGGGGGGTGTTTGTCCCCAGCATATAACAACGGCCGCACCCGGCTCGGCTGCTGGTTTTGTCACAATCAGCGAATAAATGAGCTGAGGAGGTTAAGAAAAGAGCACCCGGAATTATGGAGGGAGCTGCTTGCATTAGACGACGCAAGCCCGACTAAATTCACGCAAAGATCAACGGTTCGACAGTTTGACGAGCGTTTTGCTTGCGAAGATATGCAGCTTAATATTTTTGATTTTTTAGAAATGGAGGACACCGAATGAGTGCAACAAATAGAGGCAGCAACAGAAAGCCGCACGACTTCTATCCTACACCGATCCCGACGATTGAGGCCCTTCTCGACGTTTTCCCTCTGAGGGGGGGGATCGAGGTGCTGGAACCGGGAGCCGGCTGCGGTAACATCATCAAGACATTGCAAAAATACGGCGATTTTTCGATCGACGCGGTGGAAATAAGACCAGAGGAGGCAGAAACCCTGCAGGAGCTCGGCGTCAATGTTATAATTGACGATTTTCTGAGCATGGACCTCGGCAAAAAATACGATCTTATCATCGGCAACCCGCCATTTAATCAGGCGATCGAATTTGTAGAGAAAAGCCTCGGACTGCTAAAACCGGGCGGCAGGCTCATTTTCCTGCTCCGCACCGCGTTCATGGAAAGCGACCAGCGTTTTGAATTTTGGCAGCAGGAAGATCACCAGCTTGCCGGACTCTATACGCTGCATAAGCGTCCGAGCTTTACCGGGCATGGAACCGACGCCACGAGCTACTCGTGGTTTGTATGGGAACCCGGCAGCAGTCGCCAAGTCATAAAAATAATTTAAGGAGGCACGACCATGAAAATGACTTATATATGCTCGCCGTGCCGCGGCGATTACGAGAAAAACATCATAAAAGCGCAGGAATATTGCAGAGAGGCCCTTCTCGAAGGACTGCTGCCAATCGCTCCGCATGTATATTTTACTCAATTTGTGGACGACACCAACAAGAAGGAAAGAAAACTCGGCCTGCTCTGCGGGCTCCAGCTTCTCCGCTATTGCCAGCTTATAAGAGTTTACGGCTGCCGCGTATCTTCTGGAATGTTTGGAGAGATACAGCTTGCCGGAGTGCTCGGGATCGAGATCCAAGTTTTCGGCCCGCCTGAGTTTGTTGAGTGCGTAATGGAAATATACGACAACGCAAAAATAACCCAGAAACTCCCGGCTGGTATGCTGGCCGCCGCTCCTGCTGCCATGCCAGCGCTTGCAGAGCCTAAACTTTGTGCAACTATTGACATAAACCAGACGCAAGCCTCCGGGCTTGTGCAAGTGATTGAGGAGGACCTGCGAAAGAACGGACTCCTGCGAGGAGGTGCATAATATTGGCAGATAATAGACGAAACGCTGAAGGCTACCCGGATCCGACTCCGTACATGGCCGAGCAGAATATCAAAGCTCAGGAACGCCGGCAGCAGGGCCGCCGCGCTAAATACGCCGGCGAACGCTTCGAGAGAATGATCTCCGGCGCCTGCGACTACTACCGCGCCGAGAATATTGCAGACATAGAAAAGACGCCGGAACCTATGAAGCCGATCAAGCTATACGGCGATCGCAGGTTCGGCCAGTATATTGCCGTATTCACCAAAAAGAGCCAGAACGACTACAAGGGAATACTCAACGGAGGCCGCTGCATTGCTTTTGAGGCTAAACATACAGACGCCGACAAGATAGACTTTGCAGCAGTCACCGACCGGCAGGCTGAGTTGCTCGAGAATTATGAGAAAATGGGCGCGAGCTGCTTCGTGCTTGTGAGTTTTAAGTTTGAGCAGTTTTTCCGTATTCCGTGGAGCGTCTGGCGCGACATGAAGGCTATATACGGCCGCAAGCACCTGAAACGTGAGGAGCTCGGAGAGTTTGAGATTGGGCTCAATCACTTAGGCACTCTGGAATTTTTGAAAAAGACAAAAGGAGGTACCACCAATGCTTGAGAGAGCTCTCAACGATTTAAAGAACCCGAAAACCAAAACCGGATCGCTCCAGATCCTCGGTACATTTATCGGAGCTGACGGCTCAATGGGATTTACAAACGGCGAGCGTTACGAACTTATCGTGAAGTATACGAGAAGTCGCGGCACATTCGAGGCAAGAACCACGGACGGCCGCCTCTACTGCCCTTATAGCAGCACCGCCACTTTTGTGAAAAACTGGACCGCTGCCGCTATCCAGAAGGGAGCGTGACACCATGAAAGCGATCACAATATGGCAGCCGTGGGCTGAGCTTATACCGGCCGGCGTGAAGAAAAACGAGACAAGAGGCTGGAAAACATCATACAGAGGACCGATCGCCATACATGCAGCAGTTAAACCGATAAAGCAAGTGCTCCCGCTGCTGTCTGACGAAGCCTTCAGACTCATGGTAGAGAAAACAGAAAAGGCAAGCGTCGCAAACGGCCAGCTTTTAACGTGTTTTGAATACGGCCAAATTATCGCCACAGCCGAGCTTGTAGACTGTCACCTCATTACTGAGGAATACATCAAAACATTAACGCCGGAGGAATTGGCTCTCGGAGATTATACTCTCGGGCGCTATGCGTGGGAGCTCGCAAACGTGCAACGCCTGAAAGAGCCGGTACCGGCCAAAGGCCAGCAGGGCCTCTGGAACTGGGAACCACCCGAGGAGGTGCTGGCGTGAATGTAAAAATAACACCGTGGAAACCCGGAGACGGCGGCCTCTTGTGCCTGCCTCTCCGCTCCAATATTCCAGAAAGCAAGAACCCAGACTGGCGACTTGTCACTTGCCCGCGTTGTGGCCGCGAGTGTTGGGAGTCAGATCTTGCACGTCTGGCAATGGCAGCGGGAGCCGTCGGAACATGTACCGAGTGTGCTATCCGCGCCGGAATATCACAACCGGGAGGAGGTGAAAAGAAACCATGACCGCAGACGCAATGATCGGAGCTGCTGCTTGTGTGCTCTGGGTATTTATGCTGGTATTGTGGGCGCTAAGTATTGCAATCACTCACAAAGACCAGAAAAGAAAAGCCTCAGAATTGCACCTTGTAGCATACGCAACCTATCAGCTCAGCCTTCAGATCGAAACGCTGAACAAATCAAACCAAAAGGAGGATCCAAAC